CGTTTAGACCTGCAGTCAGATTCAGCTTTAGCTGAGCATATGTCGTCGAGACATGTGTGTTTTCTAGTCATAGATTTAAATCTATGCCACGTAAAATAATACTGTTTATTTAGTGAGTCTGTATGGACTATAAACATACTTTAAACCTTTGGATTAGTAGGAATTAATTGTTTCCTCCCTTTATGGAACAATTGATTACCAAGCCATTAATTTGGCGTACGACCGTAAGAAGCTAGATATTACTATATATCTTGAGCTTTTAGTCGGTGTCGATTGACATTTTTGTTGATCGGATATAATCCAACCCCCGCTCCCTGCTCTGGGAGCTTTTTCCTGAACTGCGAGTTCTTTCTGTTTATTTTCAGACCTTCGTAGTATTGTAGGAGATGTTAGTGCACAATGCGCAACGCGCACCGTGCTGTGTTATTGGAGGTTTCCCTCTATATTAGTGAAAGATAATTTCGAAGTATGTAATTCCTTACGTAGAACAATAATTTGTTGAAATAAGGTGATCTAGTAGCGATTTGATTACGAATTAGAATTGGAAAGCAAACCAAATGACATATTGACCAGAAAGGATACCTTGCCTCGACCTGGCGATTTAATAATCGAATATAATATGAAAATAAGTTGAGAAAAAACTTAAAGACCGCACTTTGGTCCCCACACAAAACCCCTAAAAAATCATGAATAAAGAATTAAGTAATGCAACGTTAGGGTGCGTGTCTGATGTTAAGGCCGTCAGTCACCTCCACAATTACCCCATGTGTAAAGCATGTGGGGACTGCAAATTGTGGCCAATCACACAGGCGTCTCTCAGGAGAGAGAAGAGGTGTAAGGATCGCGGAAAGATGATCAGTGATGTTCAGTCTTATATTAAAGAGACTAGACATTTACGTAGATTTTCTTATTACCGTGATATTAAAAGGTGTTATAGCACCGTGCACGACCTTAGTGCAAAAAGGGACAAGGAAATAAAGGAAAGTATATGTATTAGTGATGAAATTTTTAATGAAGTCCCCATCACTAAGCCTGAAAAGGCACTTTCTGGGAACCCAACATATAAAATGGGTTCCACACCGAGTAGGGAAACTCGTACAAAAAATCCCAAAGCCAAAAAGAGAAGTGCTCTAAGAGCACAGTGCAATTCAGTACGTCCTCAAATGCTTATAGAATCTGAAGAAGGATTAGATCCTTTCAGTAAAGAGTATATAGAGGAAAAGATGCGCCAACTTGTCGAATTAATGACCCAGTTGAGCGTAGAAAAAGATGAAAAGCGCAAAGAAGAACTGCAATTTCTCGTTCAGTACAAAAAAGACGAGATTGAAATCTGTTTTGGAGTCATTCCACATTCTAAACCACATCCTTTTGGACGTGGTAAAGTTAAAGAAGAATTCAGAGCTTGTAAAATTTGCACAGACACTAGGAAATGCGACAATCATCATCCTTTAGATCCTGCCTGGGATTGGGTGATGGAATGTTCGTGTGTTCGGTGTATCACATGCATAAATTGTAGTTTAGTTGTTCCTAAGAAAGGAGCACTTTGCACTATCTGTACTGGTGAAGACACAATTGGTGAACCTCACACAAGTCCCCAAATAAACGCTCAAGATCTGAAAAAAGTTTTGTTAGAAAGCATGGAAAAAATACAAGGAGTTAATTCAAACTCTGAATTCTACCATTATGTTGCTAGCATACTTGAAGATATGGCCTTTTTCGTGTATCACATGGCAAGAGCAAGAAACACTATGGACGTATGTACCGCAATAGCCCAATTTATTAAGGCATTGGCTGGCAGAAGTTTAGTTGCTTCTCTAATTGATGTAATGCAAGAGATAGCTGGACTCTTTATCCCAGATGGCGTTGAGCCCCAGATGTTTTTCACAGATCGTTGGAAATCTGTTAAGAATAATCCAGTCTGGTCCCATATGAACAAGTTGTTCTGTGCTGGATTAGCCGTTTGGTGCAGTGAAGAAACTGCATGTGCTGTTGAGATAGGAAATCTCAAGCTAGTCACTCTTGAAGCTACAAAAAGAGTATCTAACCCTTTTGACTTAGTGGATTCTATTATCACAAGTTTAGATTGGGTTTACTCCACTGGAGCTCGATGCATAAAAGAGAAGAGTATTCTTCCAGCTTTGTATGCTTCTCCAGAAACTCAAGAAGTTTTCACTGATGTTGATGAACTATGTTCAATGATACCTGAAGTGAAAAGAGGAAATGTTTCAGATTTACCAGCGTTGCAATATCGTAACTTGGAAGCGATGAAGAAATTGAACAAACTTAGAATGTCTAAAGATTACTCTGCTGTGAATGATGTTATTAACAGAAAATACAAGGAGTTGCTGCATTTAGCTGATGCAATTGCAGTCATTATGAAAAGTAGTGAGCTTAGAATGGCTCCTGCTGCAGTTTTGTTTAGTGGTCCTTCGTCTATTGGGAAAAGTTGGTTAGCCAATTTAGCTCTCTCCATCATGTTGGCCTCCTTCGGTATCCAGAGTACTAAAGATAATACTACTACAGTTAATCTGTGTGAACAGTATATGTCTACAATGCACTCTGGAATCAAAGGGGTTATTATTGATGATGTTGCCAATGGTAAACCTGGGATGAGTTCAAAAGGTATGTCACACACTGACGTGCTAATTCAATTTATTAATAATATTCCTACTCAAGTTATGAAAGCTGATGTGGAATCTAAGGGTCAAATTTTTGCTGCTATGCTTGCCATTGTTATGACTACAAACGTTAAGACATTGGATGCGCATTTGTATTCAAACAATGCTGCATCTATTTGGAGACGTTATTTGACTATAAACACTGAGGTTAGACCTGAGTGTTGCAAACCTGGATCTACTATGTTGGACAACAACCATGAGACTTTCCGATCAGAATCATTGCCAGATGCTTGGCTTTTCCATGTTGAGGAATGCGTTTCCAGAGAAACTATGAATGGAACTGAGCGTGCGTTTTATCAAACGTACACACATGTAAACTCCGATGGAACTAAGTTTCGTTGCAAAAACATTAATCTCAGTCAGCTGTGCATTGTACTACGTGATCACTGTATTAGTCACCTAGCTGCACAAAATAGAATGCTTGAAAGTGTTAAAACGATGAAAGTTTGTCTGAAGTGTTGCCTACCAACTTGTGTTTGTAAGCCCGATAACCCTCAGAAAATTGAAACTCACTTTGGGCCTTCCTCTCTTGCGAGTCTTTTTGGTTCAGCCGTTTTGTTTCCAACTCTTCAAGAGCTCTTTTGTAGTTCTGTAGGTAATGCTTTCCAGAAATGCTGCAATACACTTGCACCCACTGACACTTTCTCAAGATTGAGTAAAGGATTAGAAGAGGGCATAGTGGCAGATTTCGTACATTGTAAAACTAGCCTAACTGCAACCACTGTTCAATTGTTGGATGAAAATCTACCTGAGTTCATGTGGAAATCAGGTACGTATAGATGGTTTCGTAACTACATGTATGAGTCTGTGCATTCTGCTGATCTAGCCAAGTATTATTGGAGATCTCGAGTTGCCCTAAGATTTTCTTGTCTATGGGGTATTTATGGTGTTGGTTCTCTCATTTATGGGAAACAAGATACCATTGGTTTACTTAAGTCTACAGCACATATCACAGCTGGATTAGTTGGTGTGAGTGCTGCTGGACTTTACATGGGATCGCTCGAGAATCAGAAAATGGTTTCAATAACTGAAGAAACAACTGAGAACAGGAAAACAGGTGTTATGACCGATAAGTTGGTCAAATCTGTAACTGTACGTAGATCGTTGCTATTTGGATCCGTTGGAATCATATTTTCTGGTTTGTATCTTTGGAACAATGCAAGAAAACTTTCCCTTTTACAAGCTGATTATGAAGGTGGTCCTGAAGTTTCAGAAGCTGGAACGTGGTCGTGGTTTTTCAATCCACGGAAGTATAACGTTAGTCCTAAAACATCATCTTCTATGGATCATGTTCTTGATAATATGTCAAAGAATATGGTTCGAGTCGAAGTGTCTTGGTCTGATAATGAGAAGAATCACAGTGGTTTCATTAATGGAGTTTTGATTAGGAAGGGTATTTTACTTCTTCCTCGACATCCATTTTGTGAAACAACTTCTGAAGGTTATTTCTTAAATGAAAAATCCTGTGTAGCTCTTACCATCTATAGAAATGACTCAGCTGGAGGCAAAATGAAAGAAATATTCGTTGATTCTACCAGCTGTGAAGTCATTGCTCCTGATGCTGTGTTAGTTCATATACCAAATTGTCCTGATGTTTCTGATGTAACAAGATGGTTCACAGACTCTGGGTTCTCTGGAAATGATAAGCTCATCATGTATGGTAAAAACAACAAACATGAATTTTTCAAGGAAGAAGTTGATGGAACATATGCTAATGTCTCAAACAAGTTTGCATCTTTTCCTGGAATATCGTATTATGCGAAGAATGCGATTCCAGGTTCATGCACGTCTTTGTTGGTAAGACACAATGGGGATCCTCGTATTATGGGGGTTCATGTTGGAGGCAGTTCTATTAGTAATTCAGGATTCGCTATAACTATTCCTAAACAAGTTCTTGCAAACGGTATCGCATCTCTTGAGAAACGATTTTTCCGTATGGCCGAACCTGGTGTCATTCCTAATATGGTACTTGGGAAGCCAACAAGAATTTCAAAGGAAGTTCACAAGTACTCTCACTTTTTGAAACTTACCCACTGTCATGGGGAATTGCTCGGATCGTCCATTTTACGATCTAAAGCTAAAACCTCTGTTAAGCCCACTCCTATTGCTGAAGTCATTAGTAAGCATTTGGGAGTTGCTGACAAGTGGGGACCTCCTCCTATGGAACCAAACTGGAAGAATTACAACATAGCTATTGAAGCTTGTACTAATCCAGGGGATTTTTGGGTACCCCGAAAACTTCTTAAAGCGAGAACCTCACTTAGTGAACATTTCAAGAAGGTTGTTAAGGCCTACATTGATTATTGCGAAAAGGAAGGTGTCATTGGTTTAAGACCACTCACAGAGTATGAAAATCTCAATGGTGATCCAAAATCAAGATTTATTGACCCCATGAAAATGACCACAAGTGTTGGTTATGGAGTGTTTGGACCCAAAGATAAATGGGTCACTAGACACGACTTTCCAGACCACGTTGAGTATGAAATGGGTCCTGAAATTCGAGAAGAAATCAGAATCATGGAAGAGAAATTATTGAGAGGAGAACGTTGTTATCCCATTGTTTCGGCTTGTCTAAAAGATGAAGTTGTAGGCAAAGACAAAAATAAAGCTAGAGTTTTCTATATTGCTCAAATGGCTTTTAGTTTTCTTATTAGAAAGTATTTTCTTCCTATTGTTCGTTTCATGGGTATGCATCCATTTCACACTATGTGTGCTGTAGGCTTAAATGCTGATGGCCCACAATGGGGTGAGATGAGAAAGCACCTAAATGAGTTTCAAGGAAACTTCGTTGCATTGGATCATTCTAAATTCGATGTGCGAATGAATTGTCAAATCACTCAAGCTGCTCTCATGGTTATGATTGATATGGTTAGGGATGTATATCCTCCTGAAGCCATTAAGTTTATGGAAACCATGATCATTGATATGACTCATCCCGTAGTTGATTTCAATGGTACTCTTGTGATGTTGTATGCTATGAACCCTTCTGGTAATAATATCACTGTTCAGATCAATAGTATCGTCAATGTTCTTTATTTGATGATGGCTTTCGATGATCTGGATGGTAGAGACTTTTTTGACTTCGTGCGTTTGATAACGTATGGTGATGATGCTTCTTTGAATACCGAATCAAAAGTGTTCACATTTCAGGCTCTCCGCAAATGGTTTGCAGATAAAAATTTGAAAATTACATTGCCGGACAAGACCGATACAGCTATGGAAGTGGATTTATCCTTTTCCGAAGTTGACTTCCTCAAGAGAGTTGATACTTTTATTGAAGAATTAGGAGTCTTTCTTGGAGCGTTAGATGAAGATTCTATATTGAAGAGTCTTATGTGGCACATTCCATCAAAGGAAGTTACTGTTCGTGAGCAAATGAGTCAGTCGATTAATTGTGCTGTTGGACAATGGTTTAACCATGGTCGTGCAGTATACGAATATCGTGTCGCTCAGCTCAAAGAAGCTCTTTCAGAAGTTGGCTGGGTTGAAAATTGTGTTAATATCTCATACGATGATCGTGTTGTAGCTTGGAGAGAAAAGTACTCCAACTAAGTTTATTCCTTCATTATACATTTTACATATATACATATACATTTTAAAGACAAAAAACAAACAAAAAACAAACTACATGAATACACAAAATTTATATATACACGATGGTAGAATGAGAACCGGGTACTCTCATTCATGGGGCGTGATTCCCCACAGTGGACCTTCCACTGATCAACAATCAACTACTGATCAAGAACAAGTTGAATTTCTAGATCAAAATGCAGGCGAAAAATTGGTTTTATCACCTATGGACGATTTAATGTCTTCTACTTTGGAAGGCAATGATTATTCTATGGGTGAATTTCTATCCCGTCCTATGAAGATAGCAAATTTCAAATGGAACCAAGGTCCTTCTCGCCTTTGGCAAACTATCAATCCGTGGCAGTTGTTTCTATCTAACCCGCAGGTTTCCAATCGCCTCAACAATTTCAAGTTGATGCGTGGAAATTTACATGTTAAAGTCCTAATCAATGGTAATCCTTTTTTCTTTGGATTTGCTATGGTTAATTACAACCCACTACACACTATTGATGATCTCACTAAACAGCGTAGTTTCGTAGAGGTAGATAGCATGGGAGCTTCTCAAAGACCCCATGTTTTTCTAGACCCTTCAACTGACGCTGGTGCTGAGATGGTTTTGCCTTTTTCCCTACCAACTCCCTTTACAAGTCTTGTTAGTGATGGATCAAATTTGTTTGGAACAAATTTGGGTCAATTACAATTTGTTGACTTGTCGCCTTTGCAACATGCTAATGATTCCAATGAGAATTTGGATATCACTGTTCTTGCTTGGATGTCTGAAGTTACTTATGGTGGTATGACTGGATATACTAATGATCTTGTCACCCCTCAGTCTGATGAATATGGAATGGTATCAGGTCCTGCTGACGTTGTTAAGAAAATTTCCTCATCAATGGTTAAAGCTCCTTATATCGGTAGATATGCTATGGCAACTCGTGAAATTGCGGGAGCTGTAGCCTCTATTGCTCGTATGTTCGGATTTAGTAGACCTGCACAACTGGATTCACGTCCAGCAACTGTCAGAGGAAAAACATCATATGCTAATTACAATATGGAGGATAATCTTGTTAAGCTTAGTTTAGACATGAAACAGGAACTAACCGTTGATCCTAGTGTGTCAGGCTATAGTAATGGTGATGAGTTATCTCTGCAATCCATATGTTCTCGTGAAACGTGGATTGGGAAAGCCATTTGGGGAAGAGCCCAAAATTCTGATGATAGAGTTGTTGAACTTTTAGTTGGTCCTCAACATACCGGAGTTTTCGCTTCGGGTGGTGATGATGAGTATCATCTTAGTGCAACTGCTTTCCCTTGTATGTTCTTTGACCAATGGAGAGGTACTATCCGTTATCGATTTGTTGTGGCGTGTTCTGG